TGATATAATCATGATTGTGCCTGTCCTGGGAGTAGATGGGTGCTGGTGTGTCCTCTGGTCTTCAAAACCAGTGTGAGGAGTTCAGAGCTTCTCAGGTGGGTTCGATTCCCACGTACTCCCGCCAAATTAAGACGTCACCTTTGAGACAATCTCAGAGGGCAGTAAACCCCTATTTATAGGGGTTTTGTTGTTTTTTGAATTAATATCTAGCATATAACTCGATTGCATAAGTCCAACAAGTTGCTGTGTAGGGCAAGCATAATATCTCGATGCACCCGAATGCACCCATTTGCACCAGGCGAGTGTGCATTCTGGTGCAAACAATCATTTGAATAAGAGAAAAGCCCGTGGATTTGTTCCACAGGCTTGTAAAATTGTACTCACGTTTTTACGCGTTGCTGGTACTTATAGCTTTAACCGTTATTTCTGTACCGTCCTTGTATAAGAAGACCAGAGTCTTATCAGGGTTTACCTTTACAGATTCAACGGTTGATAGCCAAAGATTCTGGTCGAACTCCGATACCAGATCGTCTGCCCGTCGCAACTCATAAAGAAAGTGACGGATTTTTTCTTTTCGGGCGTTTTGATCTGATATTTCATGCTTGATCTTGGATATCTGAGATTCAAGTCCTCGACACAGCGTGTTTATTTCCTGATAGTTGCGATTGTACTTCACCTGATCGCGTACTTCACGGGTGTTTTCCTCCATGTAGCGACGCATCTCGTCGATAGTAGTATCGTGCTCACTTTCGAGTTCCTCCAGTTTTTTATCCAGTGGGGATGTGTCCGCCAAGAGCGGCAACAACACCTCGAAGTTGCTGATATAGCGATCTTTATTGCTGATAATTTGATTGAACGCCTGAATGAAGGCTTGCTTCAGCTCATTCTCCCGTAGGTGTGGCGTATTGCATTGATTTTCGTTGGCATATTTCCTGTTGCACTGCCAGATATGGTAACGGTATTTACTGGTAGAGTGCCAAACTTTTGAGCCGTAATATCCGCCGCATGCTCCGCAAATGATCTTTGCAGCAAAGGGGCTGTTATTGTTCAGCTGCCGTCTGTTAGGTTGGCGTTTTTCAATTTCAATCTGTACGAGATTGAAGGTTTTCGGGTCAATGATGGCTGGATGAGAGTTCTCGATATAATACTGCGGAACCTCACCATCGTTTTTCTTGATGGTTTTACTGAGAAAATCCACCGTATAGGTTTTCTGCAGCAATGCATCACCTTTGTATTTTTCGTTGCTCAAAATACTCATTACAGTGCTGACGCTCCACTTTTCCTTGCCGCTAGGCGTCAGAATACCTTGTTCGGTAAGGTGCCGCGTGATATTGCGTATCGTGGTTCCTTCTAGAAAAAGAGCGTAGATTTCCCGGATTATCTTAGCTTCTGCCTCGACAATTTTCGGCAAATTATTTTCGCCTTTCTCGTAACCTAGAAAACGTTTATAAGGGAGCGATATTTTTCCATCCTGCATACTTTTTTTCTTTCCCCAGCTGACGTTTTCGCTGATGGAGCGGCTTTCTTCCTGGGCAAGCGAACTCATAATTGTGATGAGGACTTCACCCTTGGCATCCAGCGTGTAGATATTTTCCTTCTCAAAGTATATCTCAATGCCTTTCTCTTTCAGTTTGCGGACAGTCGTCAGGCTGTCTACAGTGTTTCGAGCAAAGCGACTGATCGACTTCGTGAGGATTAGGTCGATCTTACCATCCAGCGCATGGGCGATCATGCGATTAAATCCGTCGCGCTTTTTCATATTCGTGCCGCTGATGCCTTCATCGGTGTAGACGGAGACAAATTCCCATTCAGGGTTGCTTTGAATATGACGCGTGTAATAATCAACCTGTGCTTCGTAGCTGGTGAGTTGTTCATCTGAATCGGTAGAAACGCGCGCATAGGCGGCTACGCGTCTTTTACGGTATTCTGAACTGGACGGTGTCGTCTGCAAATTTGCTCGCGGTTGAATGATATTGACCTTGCGAGGTGTCGCTGTCATGGTCATTTTTCACGCTCCTTTCTGTGACGAGCTGCTGTTTTTTCCCGACCAGACTGACGCATAGAATCGTCCCAGCTATGGCGACGGGACGGGTTCTCCCACCCAATTTCCGCACAATGCCCATCCTTAAAGACATACTCGATTCGGTTGTGACCCGGAATTCGTATTTTTGTAATGCACATCTCCAAAAATTCTCGGGTCAACTCGGATACACCGAGTGCTTCTGAGGTTTTGTCCAATAGAATATTCTCGGGAATCAGTTGCGACGGACAGTAACTTTTGCCTTGGACGCTGTAGGTGTGACACATCCATACTGCGTTTGCATACTTACTGCTGGAATGCGCTGTTTTTCTATGGTAACGCTTCCCACATAGACCGCAGTGAATCAAACCGGAAAATACATGCGTATTACCATGTCGAGCTTCGATATTATATTTTTCAGTCCGATACTCAAATTCGTGCTGAACCTGCTCGAAGAGTTCTTTACTAATAATGGGATCATGGCTGTCGAGCACCTGATATATAGGTAACTCACCACGATTAATCTTTGTTTTCTTTTCTAGATGATCGGACTTGAATGTCTTCTGGAGCAGCATGTCGCCAGAGTACTTCTCATTTCGCAGAATTTTACGGATGGTACTTTCGTTCCATGATGGATTGCCGTTTTTTGTAGGAATACACGCATGGTTCAGTTTTTTTGTGATGGCATTCGTCCCCATACCGGACATGTAATCAGTGAATATCATCTTCACGATTTCGGATTCTTCCGGGATGATGTGAAACGTCCCGTTAATAAGGCGATAACCAAGGGGATTACAGGAAGTAGGGCGTCCCTGTTCGAACATCTTGCGAATCCGCCACTTTTGATTTTCGCTGACCGACCGGCTTTCTTCCTGAGCATAAGATGCCAGAATGGTAAGCATAAACTCACCATCTGCACTGAGCGAGTGAAGATTCTCTTTTTCAAAATAAACGTCAACCCCCAGCAGTTTCAGTTCGCGAATGGTCTCAAGAAGCGTCACGGTATTGCGAGCAAAGCGGGTGATTGACTTCGTAATAATCATGTCGATCTTCTTGTCACGACAGTCGGAGAGTAACCGCTGGAATTCCAGTCGGTTATTTTTAGTGCCGGTAACTGCTTCATCTGCATAAATACCGGCAAACTGCCAATCACCTCGTCGACCAATGTAACTGTTATAGTGGCTGATCTGAGCAGATAGGGAATGGAGCATGGCTTCTTTGCCAGTGGATACGCGAGCATAGGCCGCCACGCGTTTGCGCTGTACCGACTGTGCGGTCGTTCGCTGGATTTTCGTTATTTTTCGCATAGTAAATCACCTCGCATAATTCCTCCACATTTTTTACTGTCCCATCTATCACTCTTATGCTTAGAAAAAGCAAGGGGATTCTGCACGAGAATCCCCATTTTGCAAAGCATTTAGAGCTTTCGAATCTGATCGACCCCATAAGCAACACCAAGGCTGGAGCCGCAGTCCCAATTGACGAATACCGTACCGATATCATCGACGAAAAGGACAGTTCCTTTTTCGCCCGGTTTTATGTTCGTGTAAGGGTCGCTCATTGACAAGAGCTCGACGCGACAGCCATCGGGGTACATCTTGCGTAACCTCTCGACAATAGCTTCGTTTGGAAGTCTATTGCTCTTCATAACTGTTCACCGCCATTCTCATTCGAGACTGTTGCTTCAACAGTTGTTTCTGGAGCAACAGTTTTTTGTGGGCGTTGTCCGCTTTTAAAGCTGCTGTTGCCGGTAAGGTTCTTGAGCAGGATCGTTCGTGCTGTTTTATATTCCAGCCCAATGAATCCCAAACGGATCAAGAACACCCGCATCGCGAACTTGTCGTTCTCCAGCGCCTTTTCTTTTGCAGTGATACGCTTTTGAGTTTTTGCCATATAGCAGAGGGCGGAGATAAAGCGTGTGTAAGCATCCGCTTCGCCGTCAATGCCTCTCAAAGAAAACCATTGAAAGTTTAATCTGCCGTCGATAATGTCGATCAACAGGTTGTCTGTATCGAGCGCTTTCTTAATAAGACTTTCCTTGCTGGCGATGATCTTCTTGAGGTTTTCAATTGCTTCCTCTGTGAAATCATCCGTGGGTATTTGAATGTTCAGCTTGTTGGCGGTATCCAAATCCTGATTTTGATCAGTTCTCGGGTCGTAGCCGCGTTCTTTGAGTGCGGCAAGTAAGCTTTTGACCTCATCGTGGTCAGCATCATCGGGGTAGGACAGGTTACCGTCCTTGTCGATGAGATAATGATTCACGGTGTAGGCGAAAGTCGGCGCGCCCGTGTATGCAATTTCGTGACCTGAGATTGCACTGATTACTCCAACCAGCGCCTTGCGCTTAGAACCTGTTACGTTAAACTGTACATTCATCGTTATCGCTCCCTTCAGCTCAGTTCATTCCACAATGTCCGATGTTCTAAAGCGTTTTAACCTCCTTCCGTTTGTTTTGGGGTGGATTGCAAGAGCTGCTCCCTGAAGCGAGCAGATAACCGGCGTGTATTTCGCCGCGAGCACTGCTTTGATCTTGCAGAACTCACTTTGGGTTATCAGGCGGCTCTGGAGCATTGCTGTGGCAATAGAAAGCGCCACACCATACTCCAGTTCGCGCTGAAATTGCTGCTTATTCATGGCAATACCTCCCCATAACGGCTGCGGAGATAGCAATCATGTCCGCAGTATTTGCGTTTGTTTTTGCTCTTGAACGCTGCTCCGCAGAAGAGGCAGGTGAGGCGATAGGTGGTTATTCGCCCGGTGATGGAGCGATTCTCATTCCACCATGTATAGCGACATTGGTCGTTACAGAATGTCTTTTTCTTTGATCCAACGTGATGCTCCAATGGAGTGCCGCATAGCTTACAGCAATCTTGCTCGATACTGTTAGGAATGCGCTTAGAATCAATCTTTTCGCGGTGGCAGAATGATTTGACTGTGTTAGCTGAAAGGCCAAGAGTTTCAGCGATGGCTATGTGTGTCATGCGCTCGTGACGCATATATCGGATGGCTTGTTTCTGTGTATTCGTCATAGCCATGCCTCCTTTTCGGTGGGAGTGGCCGCAGGAGAGGCTCCGTGCGCGCTTTTATAGCGAGTGTCGGAGAAAATCCCGACCTTTCTTTTGAGCGGCCTGTGCGGGTAAATCTGCGCCACGTTATTCGATGGGGGTCGCATCATGGCTGACTGCCTTTCGCATTGAGCTCTTCTTGCTGAATCAGCGGTTCAAGTTCATCAGGGGTGATTACGACAAAGAGATCAGGGAGATTTTTAAACGCTTCTTTTAGGTGTTTATCAATACGGTTCTTTCGGGCAACATCGGGAGCGATCCAGACAGTCAGTGGGAAGACGTTGTGCTCTTGCTGTTCGAGGCCGGTTCGGTAGTACTGGTGGTAGCGCTGACACTTTTCAATGACCTTGATCGGCGATTCCGTAGCCAGATCGATCTCAAAGAACCAGCGATCTTCATAGCTGTCACATCGGGTGATGGCGAAAAGATCAGGCTTTAGGGCGATTTGCTTTCCCGAATTCATGTACGGACGCCAGCACTGCGGTTCGTTCTGAATCTCCGTCAGAAGCATCCCCGGTTTTCGGCAGATTTCAGTCAGTCGGACGAAACATTCCGTGACCATTAAGGTGTGTGCAAGAAAATACTGGGACGGTTCAAAGTTCTTCCGATGTGGACGGGCTGTCTTGTCGATCACTCGGAGCCGATGCTCACCGGCGCTGTCCAGATTCCAGATGAACGATCCCGAACCGGAAAAGGTTCCGCCGATTCGCCGTGGAAGGGAGTCGATCAACTGGAGAGATTTGAGCTTTTCGAGGTTGCGGCTGGCTGTCCGAAGGGCCGCACTTTCCGATGCGGAATCTCTGAAAAAAAGCCGACTGATCTGTGAGGTTGTGATGTATCTGGATATCTGAATGGTTCTGAGGATGTTCTTATCCCGCTCGTTGAGCTGTGGTTCCAGTTCCTCTAGCATTCTTCGTGATATGCGGTCAGGCATGGCTGCCCCCAGTGGGAAAACTACTGTGATAACAGTAGGAGTCCTTTCCCTTAAAGCCGAAATATCGGGTTTTGTCGGGGGACACTAGGATCGTGAAGTCCGACCGATTCGTCATGCGATTCGTCATGTTATTTTTCTCCTTCCGATGGATGCATCGCCCCAATCACTCTGGGGAGCTGCATCCGATTTGATAATTTCAAGGTATTCCTGCTCTACTTCTTTTGCAGATTTGCCGTACCGACTCATGCTCTCGGCCTTCAGTTCGGCAGGCATTCGGAGTGCTAGTGGCGGGGGTAATGTTTGGCCTTGTATCCAGCCGGTGTTTCGACCGCCAGATTGAAATGAGGTGTATATCTGGTAACGGGGCAGATTCATAAAGTCCCGGGTCTCCAGTTCATGCGCCATCGATGCCATATCCCGGGCATCGCCGCCGTTCAGTCCGAAGATAATCTTGTTCCGGGCGTTGGCATCAATTCCGGATCGAATGTTTTGTGGTAGCTGATCTCGGTATTGATGGGCCATCGTGATGCCAAGCCCGAGACCGCGTGCCTGAGCCAGCGCATCTGATAGATCGGTGGGAAGACTCAGGTAATCCTGAAGTTCATCGATAAACACGCTGACAATGTGCCGCTTCTCCGGAGGGATATTGGTACGGGAGAGCGCCAACGTCCAAGTGAGTCCGACAATCAGACTTCCTAAGAGCCGGGCACTCTCGGAACCAATCACTCCTTTATTGAGCGGAACCAGTATGATCCGACGCTTATAAAAGAGATCAGTCAGTGCGAACTTGGGATCGCTCTGTCCAAGCACATTACGGAGTCCGGGTCTCAGCAGGAACTGACGCATCTTATTCATGACAGGTGCGATCTCCTGTCGGCGTTCGGAGTCTTTCATAGCTTCGAAGCTATCCCAGAAGGGTTTTAGGGCGATTCGGTCGTTAACGCGGCTGGTGATTTTCTGACGAAAAGCTTCGTCCGTCAGGAGGGTCGGTAGCCAAAGAAGTGATGCACCTTCGGCTTCAACCAGCGTCAGTAGCGCTGCGCTTAAGATATCTTGACTGCGAATGCCCCAGTTGTCGGCAAAAATCTCCTTAAAAACTGCGAGGACGGCGTCCGCAATCAACGCGGGATTGTGATAGTTTTTGAATGCCAGTGGGTTGAAACCAACCGGACTCGGATCGGAGGGGTCGATGACCACGACCTCATCCGTCCGGGATTCCGGAATACAGGCGAGGATGTCATTTACAAGATCAGCCTTCGGGTCAATGAGAAGAACGCTGCGTCCGGCCTCTATGTCCGACAAAGCCAGGTGGAGCATGGCTGTAGACTTACCCGTACCGGTTGGGCCAAGAAGGATAGTGTGCTCCAGACTATCCCTGGGCGAAATGCTAAGCTGTATCCGTTCGGCAGTTCCCGTGCTCATAGCAAAGATTCGAGACTGTGCAGCGCTGGACGGACTTCGATACCACTCCGGTGGCGGCAGGGCTTTTGGGTGTAAGCCAGCCGTACCTGCCAGTTCCTTATCTCCGGCGGGAAGCAAAAGAAAGTGCGCCAGTTCTTTAACAGATAGTTTGAGCGGAAAACACCAAGGGATGTGAGCGGTGTTGATATGCTCCGGGTTTTCAGGGTGCGTATAAATACGAACACCGGCGGATTCCAAGGTTTTCAGGGCACTGAGAATGCTGTTGATGCGACTAAGTGAACTTCCACTGGCTGAGCCGATCCGTATGGCGACGTGAAAGCCATGCTGATGGGCTTTTTCTTTGATGGCGTACCGGCTTTCCGGGGAGGCATTGTCGACACCGCCAATGAGAAACTGAAACCACGGGGTGTGAGGGCTTGGAACTCGTTTCGGAACGTCGGTTGGGGCGAATGACCGACCAAACACGATCTGAAGCACAGCATCGGAAGGGTTCGCCCCGGAGACAATAGCGGCAAGTCCTGCCCGAATGACAGCCAGAGTGACATCGGTTTTAAGGGATAGAACTGGGCGGGATATTTTCAGTTGTCGTACGGTATCGATAGTCTTTCTGGAATCCTCTTTAGCACTGTAAAACTGGACGCGACCGTGTGAACGGAAGACCACTTGAATGGCTGGCATATGGCGTCGTTCTGCACCGATAAGATACTGAACACGGCCTTCCGAAGCTCGGACTTCCCAGATAATTGCTCCGCGAGGAATCAGGGACGCAAGGTGCGTGAGAAGTTCATAGATCGTCTCAAGTTCAAACGGACGATGCCAGACTACCTCTTTCCAACAGATATCTTCGATTTGTCGTTTCATCGCAGTTGCTCCATTTTACGCATTACTTATTACTCGCTTTAAGTCGTGGAACGGGATAACCCGGAATATCGACATCGGATTCGATCTGATTGCCCCATGCATCCCAGCCCGGTTGACTTCGGCGCGCAAACAGCTCCAAGTATGGGCCGGGAGAAACCCGTTCGATGATTGGATATTGTTCCTCAGGCTTGTGACTGTGATCCTGAAGCGGTGCGAACAGCCAGTTAGGTTGAGCGCGGAATAAAACCGGCGCATTGCCACGGGTTCCGAGCAGGACATGCTCTGTGGCGTTTCGAAGGTAATTGCCAAGACCAAGGCGAGGCTTAATCCACGTAAACACAGAACGTGGGGTAAAACCCCAAGCTTCCAGTACGTCAAAGCCTTGGCGAAGCGTTGCATTTGTCACCCAAAGCCAGCAGTGGGCATCATCTTCGGCCAGATCGGCCACGGGCATGGCTTTGATTTTATCCAGTGTCATTAGATTGTAGTGCATGATCGCACCGCGATGTCCTTTTTGCTGAATGTCCCAAGGCGGGTCAGCCATGATGGTTTTGTATCGTTTTTTCGTTTGTTTGATCTCCATTGAACCTTCCTTTCGTCGCTCGCATTTGATTTGCAGATATTAAAGCTCAGGTCGTATCTCTTTGGGAATAGGTGCGGGTGATCGCTCTCTAAGCGACCGGAAAGCCGTTAACAGGGGTGAAAAGAGAGATAGTATGCAATAAAAAACGGTGTTGTCAAACAGTACGGATGATGCTACACAGTGAGATTTTAAATCACTTAAAGGTCATGATGTGCGACATTACCATCGGTTAGCAACTCGCCATAAAAGGTACTTGATACCGGCGACTACAACGCTAATGATCACGGACAGCAGCACTAAAACCCACCAGATTTTCAGAAAGAGCATGACCGCGATGTAGGTCAGAAAGGAAGCAGAAAACACAGTGAATGCAAACCCTATAATTTTGCCTTTCAGTTGCTCCACCTCCTTTTTTAGTACTTTGCTCGTTTCTGATCGTTAATCTTGTTAGTGTTTGCGGCCTCAATGTTAGGAGGGGCGGTTGCCACGACTGTCATTCATAAATCGTGAGAATGCATGTTCCGGCTTTTCTACAGGCTTTGAATACCTTTTGGACTCATAAGATGTCTGGATCAAATCTTTGTAAGTCTTTAAAACGGCATAATTCATACTGACGTACTCAGAGGCAAAATCGTAAAGAGGAGAATACGGTTCGTTTCTGATTTCGATGGTTTGTTTCTTGGTTTTTTCAGACGTTGTAATGAGGTAAACAAGTGCCGAGATACAGGCGAGCAATACGATGATTAACAGAGTCATCATTGCTACCACCTCCAAATCTTCATCGCAGCCCCTGATGCGAAGGCTTCGATAATTTGTCGGTATTGCTTCTCGCCACCTGGCGCAATGCTGAGCAAGTGCTCTTCGAACGCTGATAGGGCGCCTAAGTTATCCAGGGCCGTTTTTGCTAGAATGGATCGGCACTGTTCATGGAAGATTGAAGCAACCAGTGCATTTGTGCCTTGCTGTTCTTGAGTGAGAACAAGGTGATTGTTGAGGGTTGAATTGGTAGCAGGATAGTACTTTTGTCGATTGGTTGTGCTGAGCTGGTTTCTCATGATGACACCTCCTGATAGTTGGCTGTTCTGTAGGGGTTGATAGATATATCTATTGAGGCTAGTCTACTGCGCAGACGACATAGGTAGTGAAAAACGGAACAAAATCGGAAAAAGAAAAAAGCCCGCGATATTCGCGGACTGGCATAGGATTGATATGGAGATTTTTCCTAGAAATAGACAGGTGAATCTATCTGGAATATAATGTTGATAAATGCAGTCTTAGTAATTCCATGTACAGTATTTGCGATGTGTCTACATTTCCCCAACTCGATTACACGAAGTGAGGTGCGACATAATGGAATCAAAATTCAGGACGGATGACCTAATAGCAGATCTCTCCTACATGAGAAAAAGTGAAGGTTTCAAGGCGAGCCGTATTCATCAAGCTAGTAGCCTTTTGGATATAATCGGCGGGAAAAATCAAATATTTGAAGCAATCCAGGTACGCTTTACTTCAGCTATTCATTCATTGTCAGACAAAGAGAACGCAGAAGCGCTATTGGCAGCTTACGGCCTTTTACCCGGCTATGAAAACATTAAGCTATTGAAAGACCGACGCGCTAAATACAGCTTGAAAGTAAATAGAAAGTACGACACTCTTTCCGACCGAGAGGATGCGGCAATTGAGGAATTGGCTGTTCGATTATTGACAGCGTATTATTCAGGAGCGCCACTGCCCGCTGAATTGCCCATGCCCCACGGAGGTTACTTGCTAACAGATTTAAAAGTTACGACGATGATTGAGGACTGTCGATTTGTTAAGCATGAGCAACATCGACGGATTATCCCCCTCGCCGGTTCCGCGAATAGCTTTAAGTACCATAACAATCGTCGGACGAAGCTTATCCCTATTGGCAGGGTTACGGTAACCACAAAATATGTAGAGAATGGAACGCTTCATGAATTGCACTTTCCAAAAGAGGTGCTGCGTGGACATGCATACACTTTCGGTTTTCAAGAAATACTGGAAGAGCCCGAACAATTGCCAGAGGAGCTTATCAAAGATTTTGCAGGCCAATCTTTTGAAACACCTTCGCTGGGATTTACTCAAACTGTTATTTTCAGTGGTGCAAAACCTGCAGTCATCTGGTCGTACGACAAACTCTCAAGAATCGAACGCCCCGGTGAACCAACTAATGAAAATATTCTAACTCTTAACAACGACGGAGTAGCACAAAAAGAGTTTTTCCAGCAATACGGCGGGCTTCATTCTGGTATCGCTTGGCGTTGGAAACTTGAATAGATGAACTTGAGAAATACTTATGAAGTAATGATAAACTTGATAGCATATGGGAAATATCGGAATGCTATAGAATGAAATAAAGGGGGTACGCTGAAATGATATTAAATGAAGTAGTCATCCAGAATTACAGGAAGTTTGTTAATACGTCGTTGTCGCTGACTAATGACATTACTCTTCTGGCCGGTGCGAATAACAGCGGAAAAACTTCATTGATAGATCTACTCGTATGTATTTTAGAATCTGGTAAATGTACTTATGATATTTCAGATATACCTGTTGCAGTAGCAAAAGACTGGGTTGATAAAGCGTATCCGGTATTTAGTGAGTGCTTTGATAAAAACATAAGTAAGGATGAAACAATCAAAGATATTGTCAACAAACTCTTTTCACTTGAGCCGCCGACACCAGAATCAAATTTACTTATACCACCGACTTTGGTTAAATTCAAAATTGACTATTTCCCGGACGATGACATCAGAAATTTCGCTAATTACATAATGGATCTTGATCCTACGAAGCGTTCTTTTTACTTTATATACTCCTTTCACATAACGCCGACATCTTTTGGTGGAATTCTTGAAAAAGAGTTCGACAAACTGATAAGTAGATACGAGAAAACAAAAAATAATGGTAGTGATCCGACAACAGTCAATTTACTAAAACAAAAAATACTGTGTTCTTATGCCGCAAGCATTGTTGAAGAATGTTACTACACTGATAGTGAAACCTATTCATTGGATTTTATTGAGTTGGCTTATCATGCTGGTGGTGCCGTCCAAAATCTAAATAAAATTGAATTGCCGGATTTTAGGGCATTATTTAACTTCCGCAATATTCATGCCGGAAGGCCGCTTGATGATCAGGGAAATGGCAGGTCAAGAAGCTTAAGCAGGAGTATGATTGAATTGGCAGGTCACGATGATAGTTGGAAGACAAAGATTGGAGCACTGCCGGATCAATTCTTACAGCCTATTGAAGACGCACAGATTACTGCTGTTGTTAGAAAAGCATCTGTTGATGGACTCAGCGAAGCAATCAAAACTATAGCGAAAGCAAATGGCGGTCATACTGGCGAGATGATTCTTGATATTGATATATCAGAGGATGCAATTAGTGGCCTGATAAGCCAGATAACGAATGCGAAGTATCAAATTGATGGTCATTTTCTTAATGAAGCTTCCCAAGGATTAGGATATAGCAATATGATTTTCATACTCCTACAGCTTGAAAAATACAAAAAAGGAATTAATCCGCTGCTTGTAAATCTATTTATTATTGAAGAACCGGAATCACATATGCATCCACAAATGCAGAATGTGTTTGGAAAATATCTCCGCACGTATCATCAAGAGAAAAAAATACAAGGTCTTATAACCACACATTCCGGCGAAATGGTGAGAGTTACCGATATGAAAAATTTAAGGGTTGCTCGTCCTCTTGGATTTTTTGAGGTCGTCATCCTTGATTTTTCTGCCTTCAAGGAAAAAATCAGCGGTGATTCTGTCCTTGATAACTTTTACGATTGGTTTTATGAGATAGGTTTTTCGGATATAGTTTTCGCCGACAGGGTAGTTCTTTATGAGGGTGACACAGAACGGATGCTGATTAGGAAGCTATCTACATTCGATAAATTTCAGAAATTGAATAACTTATATATTGCATTTGTTCAAGTTGGTGGGGCTTATGCGTATAACTACAGGAGCCTTATTGAGTTCTTGAATATTAAAACGCTAATATTAACAGATCTAGATTATAGTAAAGATGCTGTAACCGAAGTAGCAGTGAAGGCATCGAATACAACAAATGCTACTATCGTGAATTTTTATAGGATCGCGAATCATGGAACCACGCCTACAGTTTCCGATTTGTATCAATGGAAAACAGATGGCGGAAATATACTGTTTGATGGCTGTGCATATTTGAGCTTTCAAGGAAAAGACGACCGATTTGCACGAACTATGGAAGAGGCTATGCTTGCCAACCATTATGCTATTAATGCATACGATGAAAAAAGTAAAGAATCTTGGACTGAATTAAGGAAGAAGGATAACTTAAAGTACACCATACCACAGAGCCCAGGCAACTACAGTATTAGAGATATTGTGGTTCATACATCGAACGGGAAAACAGACTTTATGTACTCGGTTATATTAAATAACCTTACGGAGCAAATGCTGCCTGGGTATATCGAGGAGGGTTTGGTATGGCTGATGCAGTGATTGAAAATATCTTTCTCGTAAATGCACCGGCAGGTAGTGGAAAAACGACAAGAATAAAATCCATGATCGTCAACCATTTAATTGCCAACCCCAATGACAATATCCTTTGTATTACATATACAAACAGGGCTGCCGATGAACTAAAAAAAGGTCTAACTACCGACAAGGCGTTTATTGGCACAATCCACGCCTTTCTTCGTAGTTTTATCGGAGTCTATTTTTCTCAAAGACAAATCATCGAATTGTATTTCGAAACTTACGGAGATGCAATCCAGAATAGAATTGCAAATACAGCTAGCGACGCAAATTTTACAAGAAGTAATGATAAGTACATAGAGAAATATGGATCGCTGACTTACGATATGGTGCGTCAAAATATTAAAGCAATCTCATATAACGAGATGCAGTTTAATTCATTGTATTATGGTGGGCTTTCTCATGACGACTTAATCTCTTTTGCAAAGCTTGTTTTTGACAAGTTTCCTGTAATACGAAAAAGACTAACGCAAAGATACCAAACCATTTTTATTGATGAATATCAGGATTCTTCCGCAAGTGTATTGAAGGTGTTCTATGATGCGGTCTGCGAAACATCTACACGTTTGTATTTTCTTGGTGACAAAATGCAACAAATATACAAGAACTATGACGGATCATTTGAAGAAAAGTTTCCAACTCTAAATAAGTCCATTGTTCTGTATATTAATCACCGCTCCATACCCAAGATTATCGACATTCTAAATAATCTATATAATGATGACTTATACAAACAGAATCCAACGATGGGAAAGGTCTATCCTGAGCCGGATCACATGCCGCGCGTAATAATCTGTGATGATATTCCCGGAAAACTTGCTTCAGAAAAGGTCAAATTCCCTGATGGGTTGGAACTATATCTGCTCAACCAGAAGAGGTTTGATGCGATTGGAGCTAGCAGTCTCTATAGGCAGTTAGGTCGGATGGAAAAATACTCATTCGTGAGTAAATACGGCGCAGCTGATGTACTGACGGATAGCTCAGATGAGAATGTTGATATCCTTATGAAACTGTTATTCTCGGTAAATCAAATGGCTCGGTTTTATGAGAATGGAAATTTTGGCGGCATTGTTCAACTGTTAAAGAAAAGCTCAAAGATTTACGCAAAAGAATCTGTTACAGTAACTCGACATGAAGACAAAGAGCGGATGAGCGGTCTATTAAAAACGGTTATAGATAAATACGATGATGTTGGTCAGCAATATACGATAAGCGAAGTGATCAATTCCCTGAAAGAAACAGGGCTAGCAAGATCAGAGTATATTGACGCGATTACTGAAACTGGCGAATACACTGATGTTCTCTCAGTAAAGATATGCGAATTCAAAGCGATTGCCGATTATTTACTTATGCCAAATATCTCAACTCAACATGGCGTTAAAGGCGAAAGCCACGATACGGTGTTTTTCATCGCGGAAGATAGCAAAAATACACCCGTAGTTCATATGTATCCATTCTTTGAATTATGGAGCACTACGGATATTTCATTAAACTCGTTCGAAACATTCTATTATGAATACTCAAAATGGATATATGAAACAATCGATTTCTTAGGCTTTAAGTTGTCTGATATAAACAGTCCACTGCGTACTCAACATGATCAATATCTAAAAACAAGAATTCTCGAGTTGATTGACCGATTCAAGGACGATCTAATATTTAATCAGTTATGCAAGCCGACATACGATACGTACTTGGCGAAATCTACTGTAGGAAATGCAAAAGATTGCTTTAAAGAGAGTCAAGTGTATGGCGCCTTATGTGCATATCGATTATTCTATGTTGGATGTTCACGGGCGCGACGAAATCTTACGGTACTTATTGATAAGAACAAAATCAGTGGCTACTCAGATAAGTTAGTTGAAAAATTCACATCAACAGGATTTGTCGTAGAACGTATTTGATAATGAGTTAAAATACTCAAGTGGGGATGAGTTT